CAACAGTGCGGTCAATACCAGCGTCATCAGCAGCATTGAACGCTGCCAAGGCTTTGTATCCTCCTGTGATATAGCCCCCGTCAAGTGCACCGGTCGTAATTCCATCAATAAACCCAATGTCATTCTGATGGTCCTCCTCGAACCTGTCGGGGCGAGCGATTACTGAATCACTCCCATCACCTATGCGCGTAGCCCCCACGTTTGCAGTTGATTGAATCGTATCTGCACTGACAGGTACGGCCTGAGCACTCGCGCCTGACAGAGAGTTCTGAACTATAGTGTCGCTCTCTGTCTCTGCGCCTAGTGTGTTCAGGTCAATTGGCATGTTGTTTCCTTATTCTACTTCTGCATTGAGTCCGCGGAACATAGCTGCCTCGAGGCGGCGGCGCGCTATCATTCCGTCCAGTATGTCCTCTTTAATTCCACCCAATGAATTAAACTCAATCTCATTGGCGGCTTCATCCCAGTTTTGCGCTCGAATAGCCTTGGTAATTAGGGGTCCGATTAGGGTGGGACCACTAAGACCACTGGGCTTAATCTTATGGCGAGACGAGTACCCAAGACTAATGAGCGCCTTAAGTTGGTGCTTAGCGAGGGGTACGCCCTTGAAGTGCTTCTTCAAGAACACAGCCAGTTCCGTCACAGCATACTCAGCTAGTACTGCAGCAGCGTCTATGGTTATGGGCTTGCCTGCTTTTACCTCCTTGAGTGTCGGCGCACCAGCTGCCTTAAGTGCCTCTTCCGCGTCATTGCGGTTTAGACTAAAGCCGAAACCAATGGTCGGTTGTCCGTTGGCCAAATCAGGGTACACGGTGGATTTCCAGCCCTCGCTTTTCCTGATGAAGGTCACGGTGTCCATCATGAACTGAGACGATGTACGCTGTGACAAGTCATCCAAGTACCCACCCCCAGCCATTGAGGCAGTGGCCGTAGCTTGTATGCGGTCTTCGGGAAGCGCGGCCTTGCCTTCGTTCGCTGCTGCAGCGCTGAACATTCCTATGTCAACTCCGTTGGTTACTACATCGTCGATAGCCGCCTCTTGTTCTGCGGCCGTAGCGCTGGGGACTTTGCCCGGTACGCCATATCCAGACGGGACAGGCACGTTGGAATTAATTGAAGATGACTTAGGTGTTGCGGGCCTGTCCTTACCGAACAGGCTGAAGAAGAACTGCTTGGCAGCTCCAATACCAGGCCCTTCGGTACGTCCTCCGATAGCGCTGCTTTGGTCAGGAAGCTCGCCACTCTTATCGAACCTGCTTCCGGTGCGATTAGAGACCAAAGGCCGTACCCCTGTAGCAACTTCACGTCTTCTAACAGTCTCCAGCGCACGGGCTGAATCAGCCGCGTCTTGCCTCTTCTGTAGGGCATTATGCTCTTGGTCGCTTACTCTAGAGTCGGATATCTGCTTTCTACGCCGGTTAAGCTCCTCGACAATGGCCTGAGGCCCACTCCCGGCAGTCTTAAGCTGACCGTCAGGTGTGTACGAAGGCTGAACCGTAAGCTGCTCCTCCAGCTCCTCGATGGTCTGTGAGGACGGGTGGCCAGCTTCAGCGAACGCTTCACGCCGGGCACGTGGAGACATGGCTTGCCACACCTTGGGGGTTACGCCCAGTACGTTAGACATAGTCGCGGCGAACTCCTCAACCTCCTCGAGTGAAGCGCTGTCAGCTGGCAGAGGAGGCCCTGCCAGACCTCGGATTTCCCAAGTTCTAGCTTGGCTGTTCCACCGCAACTTTGTGCGGTGGTCTACCAAGAACTCTTCAGTCAGTGTATTGCCCTCGTCACCATCAATGGATACGTCCGGGTTGTCTTCCATGATGTCGCCCGGTTTCTTGATTCGGGCTATGATGTACTCACCGCTTTCGTCAACCTCATCGTCACCAAGGACAAGCATTAGTGGTCCCTCGGCAATCTCACGCGGAATATGCACACGACCTGAAAACTCAGTGGTGGCACTAAACGCCATAGGCATTCCAGTGCGGTGGTCGGTGTCGAACGTCAGCAACATACTGCCGTCGATTTCAGTCTGCGAGTCAGGTATCAGCCCTACGGTGACCCCGTACATCCTTTTCCAATCGGCGGTCGTGTCTTTCACAGACTGCGCTGTCCACGGGGCCACCCGACGCAAGCTTCCATCAGCAGCGACCAGCACGCGCGGGGCCTTGTTCAGGTACGCCATAGGGCGGCCGCTCTCTGACCCCATCATGAAGTCTTGCTGTGCTATATTCTTAAAGTAACCCCAAAGCTGTTCGCCATTATTGTCACTACTTGCGCCAGCAGCAATTGAAGCCACGTCGAGCATCTCCACCATGTGAGATATAACTTCAGGGCTTAGGTTGCTTAGGTTACCGTCGCCCATACCAACAAGGCCCATAGCTTCGAGCTCGTCTTTGTCTGTGTTCTTTAGTCTAGTCTTGAGGAAGTGAGCGTACGAACCAATGCCCTGACGCGCATTGCGCTTTGCCGTAACGCCAGATACGTTGCGGTTGACGTTAAAGCGATTACCAAAGTTACCGTCAATCTCACCGTTGAAATTAGTCAGCCTTTCCACCAGGTTAGGCAACATAGCACGTATACTGTCAGTGTCCGCCCCAAGGGTGGCCGTGTAGATAGCGAGGGCCTTCTTGTCCTTTATGTACGAAGTCACCCCGTGAGTGCCTGCTTTAGGGTGGCCTAGAATGGCAGTGACTTCAGCCAGAGATGCGAGTATTACGTCTGGGTTACCTGAGGACAGCCCCATGGATATAGCCTGTACTTGCTTAGCAGACCCCCCCATCTGTGCAGCCATGTCAATGGCTTCATCGCTTCCTACAGCACGTGCGGCATCAATCATACCGTCACGCTCTTTAGTACTGAATGCGACCCTGCCATTCCTCCACGCACGCACTACGGCGTTTGTTTCAGTTGAGCCCTGCACTGCCTTAACCAGAGCTACCTGCATAGCCACGTAGCGAGGGTGCTTGTGCGATGTGTAGTTGCCAGCTGATTGGATAAGGCGAGCTGACAGGTCTCTAAGCTTAGCAGGGTCGGAGCCAGCAGCGACTATACCGACCTCGAAGTCTCTCTCGAACTGAAGGAACGCAGCTGTCGTAATGCCCACCTGGTTGGCGACTGCGTTGTTGACAATCTTGTCTACGTCTTCACGATTTCGCTCAAGAACAGTCATGTTGTCGCCTTCGGCATCCCGCTCGTTCAGCAGGGAGAATATGCGCGCCAACTTACCGGGGTCTGTCTCTGTCGCTGAGCGTTTAATTAGCTCACGGTCCGCGGTCATCTGAAGTAAGACTTGGGCTTCAAGGGCTGGCGTTCCTGCCATAGCAGCAGAGGCAGCCATGTACATCTTCTTGACATCGCCGTACGTATTGAAGTTACCTTCATCTAGGGCTGAGTTTAGTATGGTTCTGGTGTTGTCAATGGTCGTGGTGCGGGTGTGGTCTGCGTTGGCCTTGTTCCTATTGCGCAGAAGTTCAGGTAGCGTCCTCTCAATCTCAGTGGCGAATGCGGCTGCACCCCGTGGGCTCATACCTAGTGTTGACTTTCTGATGTGTTCACGCGTGAACTGCTGCAGGTCACCCGCTGGGTCAAAGGACTGAGCCTCAACACTGAACGCCTTGGCCTCTCGAATACCTATGGCTCGACCTAAGATTGTGGGAGCGGCGTTCTTGAAATGGGCCCGAGCAGCTCGCTCCTGACCTACGAACCCGCTGTAGTCACCAGTTCGGATGGCCTCCTTGGCCTTCTCTGGGTCGGCCTTAGCAGCCAAGTCCAGCTGTAGAAGCGCATCTTCATCGCGACGAATGTCGGCCTTCTCTTGCTTCTCGTGGGCAATATCTGAAGTCTTTCTGAAGAAGTCTGCGAACCCAGCCAATTCGTTGCCTGCACCAGCAACATCGCGGAGGCCGGTCGTGTCGGTCGTATCGCGGTTTATGACCTGAGACCTAATCTGCGGGGTTTGTGCTAGTGCCATGGGTGGGCCTCTAAGTTAAGTCAAGATTGAGTTTGTGACTACAGTGCTCGGGTATGAAGTTAGACTATCAGGCCTCTGGTCCTGTGTCGATAGTGGAGGTAGGGACAGTCGATGAAGGCGATGACCATTTTTTAACACTGGCGGCGCTGCTAAGGGTGCTACCAAAGAAACCTATGATGTTGCTCGTCTGTTTCTTCTTGGTCGCCTTGATGGCGGCGTTGTTCTCTTCTATGATTGACGTTTCTGTCGCAGCCCGTGCCCTATGCCCTTCCAGTCTGTTGCTCTCTACTCGAGCAAAGTCAGCACCAAATGTTGAACCAATTGCTCCTGCCTCGCGTGCTGCAGTGAAGTTTGAGCGCCCACCCTCGCCGGCAGCGGCTTGAATCCTGCCAAGCTGTATATCCATCTCGTTGGCAAGGTCTGACTTTTGCTCCTGCGATACCTCATCAGCACGGACCTGCTGGCGCGCAAGCTCATCAGCCTTTCGCTGGCCTGCTTCAGTTCTGGCGCGCTGCTCTGCGGCTAGTGCTTTGTTTTTACTACGTGTGGCTACGGCTCCCATGACAACGGAGGCACCGAACATAACAGCTGCTACTGCCATTATCCAGCTCTCCCTGTTTCATTGAAGAACCCACGCCATTGCACTGAAGTTATTGTGCAAGGCTCTGGCTCTGCAGATATGTACTCAATCTTCACTGTGTCTGCTTTAGACATAACCTTCTTGTGGCCGAACGCTCCTGAGCTAGATGGAGTCGTACCGTTGATGGTTGTCTCGGAGTCACCCAAGATTTTTCCTTCGAAGAAATAGCTGAATGACGGCCGGTCCCCGTCAGGTGTAACCCTAAGTTCGAAGTAGCCGGTATCCTTGTACAGAGTGGTTAGGTCCTGCAGCTGCAAGCGCCCCGTGACGATAGGGCTGCCCTCGCTGATTGGGAAAATCTTGCTTAGCTCTGCGGTCATGGTCACGGTCTTGCCCACGTAGCAAGCGCCTGCAGTGTGGTCACCTGACACCGTTATCGTTGTGGTCGTTGGGTATCCCACCACAGACAGCTGGTTACCCGGCAGTGTGCTCGCAGGTCCTTCAACTACGCGGAAGTCCTCGTCGTGCTGTGGGACAGAAGTAAAAGTGGTCAGGTTTGTTGCTGACACGTACACGCCCGTAAGTAGTTGACGTTGGTCGAGCAAGGGCATGTAGGGCATTGACGTGTCGGTAGACTCAGTCTCAACAGGGAGTTTCTCAAGCCATATTCCGTCAGGTCGTTCGATGACCAGGTACAACCAATTGTCAAAGAGTGCCATGCCCTGTACGTAAGCATCAGCCTCTGTTGCACCAAATGTGTACTTGCCCCATGCCGACTGAAGCTTCTGGCTTCCATCAAAGAACGTGCGGTAAATGAACAAGCTGTTCTGCTCGCCGGTCGTCAACACGAACATGGTGTTAGATGCTGAGTCGGTAACGATACGAAGCACGTCATTGGGGATGTAACCAAGGACGTGTCGGCTTATGTCTAGAGCCGTGTTGTTGAACGAGGTGTCTTGGAAGGAGTATTCGTACACCACGGCCGCACCTTCGATTTTTCCCGGGAAGTAGAGCACGTCTCCCATAGACACAGGATAAGCGAGGTTACTAGCTTGGTACGTGGTGCTCATGTCCATCTCGGCAGTCTCGCCCGTAAGTGCGCGGCCGTCGCCTGACCCAAGTTCAAACTGAGCTGTGTTGCTGGTCAGGAACAGGAGCTTTCTGAACACGGTTGCGAAGTTCAGCAGGTTAACGTTGACAGTCGTAGCGCCTCGCTCTATAGGGTCTGAGTCGAGAACTGCAGTAGCCTTCTGCGCGAACAAGTTGAACACGTCCCCGGACTGCGACAGGGCACAGGTCTCATCAGAGAGCAGCGCCAGTCTGTTGCGGTAGAAGGCAACATATGAAATTGGGCGCCCTATGAAACTTGGGTCAGGGTTCAGTATGGCGTTGCCGGCAGCACGGTCGTTCCACGTGGCTGCACTGAAGGTGAACGTAAGACCATCCGCTGAGCGTACCAGCTGGTGAGGCATGGTGCTCTCTGCTATCACGTTCTGCACAGTAGGGTCGACAATCTCAATATAGTCACCAGCCCCGTTGTCCTTAACGAAGAACGTGCCGAACCCATCTACGTCTGTGCCGCGCACTCGGTGTATGTTACCAGAACCTGTGGCTGTGGGAAGGTTTGAGAACTGCTGCACAGTGCTGGTTATTGCTCCTGTCACCGCATTCAGGTTCAGGTGCGACATAGCCGTGTTCACGAGGCGGTTGGTCGTGAAGGTGAAGTCAGCAACCGATGTTGCATAAATGTCTTCGGGCACACTCTCGTGCAAGTACCCAAGTGACTTATATACGGCCCACACACTCAGCTTGTCAGTACCAGAGCCCCCGGCAGTCGTAATGGTCATACGTACAAAGTTGTGGTCTCCAGTCACAACTGCACCTATGGTCGTGCTGAAGCTCCCGCCCGTTCCAGTCTTACCTGTGGCAATGTTGTTAAACACTACGTTGTCAGCAGACCCCTCGACCTTCCACACCACTGCACCCGCGGTTGAAACAAAGGTCCAGTCAACAGTCGTCTCAGCTGGGTCCGGATAGGAGTTGTGATAGGTGGGACCAATGATACCAAGGGAGTTGACACCGGTATTATTCACAATGAAGTTCTGGATGGTGTCTGTTGTGGTTACAGGCAGGTTTGCTCCTGTCAGCGCATTGAACGCCTCTACACTGGGCGTAAGTCCGCCCTCGAACGCGACTATGGTCTTCTCGGTAGGCGAGCGGTCAATGGCGTGGATGTTGTAGTCAGTGCCGGCGTTAAGCTCTGTCATCTTTGCGATTAACTGCGTGGTGGGTCTCTTCTCGAATCCGCCAGTTATAACTGAAGCAAGTGCGTTGTCAAAGACCTCCAGCTGGTTGGGCTGTCGGACCTGAGGGGGCTGGCGAGATACGCCACCGAACAGAGTCGGTATTACGCCTTCAATGGTTTTACCCATGTTGAACCTCAGCTTCCGTAAAGTGGATTGTTCCTACGCGATACTTCAGCCGTAGCCCCGTAGCGGTGTACACTGTCGTCTTCGTTGTCTGCGTCTTCTTGCACGGCCATCAGCTGAGCCTCGTCCACATCCTCGCGTGTGAACTCCCAAAGCACTTGGCTGGACACAGATACTTTCTGGAACCTGTGGCCAGCTGCAAAGTGAATGTATGTCTGCAGTAGCGGAGTCAGGTCATTGAACGGCAAGAACTCTACAACGTCAATTGTCAGCGTAGTGGGTGTGGCCCACGTTTCTGTGTTGTTGTTCAGGTCGTACAAGATGAACTTACTGCCAGCAGCCTCTCTGCGCATGACAGCATTGTACTGCTTGGAGTTTGTCTGGTTCCCCGCTTCTGAACGGTCCCTCGGATTTACAGTATCCACCTTGAGCACGTTCACACCGAGGGGAAATTGGTTGGTGAAGTTCTTGGTCAATACCACACCGCGGCGAGTGTTGGAGTACCAGCCTTGGGCTTGAATCCTACGACTCACTTGGTGCAGTACCTCTGCCGCTTGCTCAGCGTCTTGCTGCCCTGAGTCTAGGCCCTGAACAGGGGTCTCGCCAATCGAGCGTAGTATCTCGTTGACGGCCTCAAGTTCAGTCAGGTGAGCAATCATCACCATGGTGTATCTCCGGAAAAAATCGCACGCTAGGTGCGGCTCCTCAAGACGGGGACCGCGGAGCCTTGAAAGTTCCGCGGTCCCCTACAGCGCCACGCGAGGAGGGAACGTATTGCTGATTAGGCTCTGCTCTTAAGTGTTGGCCACTTCCCAGCAGATTTCGTTGCGCACAGGGCCGTGGCCCACTGCGATTTTGGCGACGATGAAGTCTTCCTGACGACGCACGTCACGCGTTTGCTCTAGGCCCATGCCAATGAGCTTGGTCGTACCGACCCCTTCGTTGCCCCACGCAACACCGAGGACCGTACTGTAGTCAGCACGGTACTTGGCTTTGATGTCGCCGTTGGCGGTATCATTGCTTTGCGGGATGAGGTTCGACATATACATGCCGACACTACGCAGTTGAAGGGTTCCACCCTGCTCTTGACCACCGAAGGTCACATCGCGGTTCGCGAATAGGAACGGGTTAGCGGCCGTGTCAGCAACCTGCGCAAATGCCGTTGCGTCGTAAGTGCTCGGAGGCACTGCTAAGTAGACGCGACCGTCGTAATCACGGCCATCGGCATCTACCTGTAGGCCGCGCATCACTTCCCACCACTGAGAGCCCGCGGTTGCGGTGATGGTTCCCGACACGTCCGCGCTCAGAAGGCGGATGCCATCAGGGAACGGGGTCGTCGAGTTTGCGCCCGGCATGTTCGCGGATTGCTTTGCGGTCGAAACCACGGTGCGATACACGTTCGTGTCAAACACACGAGCCAGAGCCTTGCCAAGTTCAGCGGTGTACGTTGAGCGCACTTGGAAGTGCGCCATCGCTTCGTCCAGGTCGTAGATGCCGATGTGTGCAACCAGCAAGCCATCAATAGAGATGACGCGCTCGGTCTCATCGGTGTCCTGACCCAGCATTTCAACGCCGGCAGAGTGGTAGCCAGCCTCGACTTTCCACGTCTTAGGATACTGAGCAGACTTGCCGCTCGCGATTTCCTTGACGATGTGCTTATCAGCAGTATGGACCTTCTCGGAAAAGGCCGCGAAAACTTCACCACCGAATACCTTTAGGAACAGGCCGGTGTTGTCCGAGGTGTCGGCAACGTCAGTACCGAAACGAGTCGGGGCTGAGGGGTCACCTACGAAAAGAGTCATTATGACACTCCTTGAATTGAGGGTGAGTGGTAATGCGTCTCGTCGGTTATCGTTGGTTGACCTTAGTCTTTGTTCCCTTGGGAGACCGTGGCGCCGCTGAAGCCTTCTTGTCGCGGGTATGGAAAAATAGACACCCGGGTTGCAGTCCGGATAAAGTGAGGGGAGCGGGGCACTGCAATGCCGTGTCTCCTTACACCTTTGGAAAAACCCCTGACGAAATGTATGTCTCGTACAGGGGTCAGTCCAAAGACGCCGCTTTTCAATTGCGTTCGTCAATACTCTATACGCAAGTGCGTATTATGTGATGGTCATCACACCGGGCGCAACGTCTAGGTCGCCGTTCACTTCACCCGTGAACGTAAAGCCAACGCGCAGAACGTCACCTTCGTTTAGTCCCGCAACGATTGTGTCGAGGCTGTTCTCGACGGCAATTTCGCTTACATGAGCGTTGAATCCTTCGTCTCCGTACCCCACTGCTTCTGAGTTGCGCCACAGGGTCAACGCTGCTGTGTCGGTCGCTTCAGGAGGGGTTGAGGCATGCTCAATGGTGTCCACGTTTGCGATGGCCACACGCACGGCCATACCAGAAGGCCCCGCGTAGATTACACCGGGCTGACCATCGAGGGCTCCGGCCGTGCCGTTGTCTTCAGCTGTTGCGCTGTACGAAAAGTCGATGCTGTTGGCGACGTTGGTCATGGTGACTGGAATAGACTCAGCCAGGATGGCGCCGGCTTCAACAAGAGCAACCTCTGGCACCGTGCCAGAAAGTTCCTTTACGGAGAACTTCGTGTGCTTGGTCGGGTTAGGCATTTGATTCTTCCTTAGGGGTCATGAGGTAAGTGGCGTTCACGGAAATCGCGATACGCTCGCCTTCACCTCGTACAGGATGGACGTAGTGCGGCAGTGAGCTTGGGAACACCAACATCCGCCCTGTGTGGTAGCCGAATATAGCGCTAGTCATTAGCTTCATATTCGGTGCCATGCAGTTAAGACCGCGTGTGTCCAAAAACTCAATATCACCGGCTTTTAGTGTTACACCCGTTGCCATTGTTACTTCGGTGTCAGGTACAGTGTTGTCCACGTAGTAGACGCCACTGGCGTGACAATTTGGGTGGGTGTGGACCGCAGCATATCCTCTGTCGGAATAGACCATAGCCCAAGCGTTCAGTTTCACGTGACACTTGAACTCAGGGTCAGCCCCAAGGCTGCTGTATGCGTAGGCAACAAACGCCTCTCCGAACATGTCGTGGAGGCGTTTGCCGGCATCACCGAGGCGCCCAAGGACGTTGTCTTTGGAGTGCCAAGTGCCGGCAGCGTTTGACCGATACAACCCCGTAGGGTCAAGTGCTCTGTCTCGCCAGATACCTTCCTTCAATTTTTGGTTGACGGTAGGCACTTCCCACTGACGAGTCATGACGTAAGTGGGAAAGACGTGGTGCTGGGTCCACTTAGGCGCAATAGGGTCCATCACAGACCGCCTCGGTGTGCCCTCGGGTTGACGTTGTACTGAGACACAGCAATCTTAGCCATGACAGCACCGCGGTAAGCCGCGTCATTCTTGTAACGCGGGTCGGATTGAGCAGCTGCCTGCTCTTCGAAAGTTTTGTACCCAAGCCCTTGTTGGGCCGGTGAACTTCTGGATGCACGTGCGCCAGTCACCGGAACTACCTGTGCTCTGGCTCCATCAGCTACCGGACGCTGTACGCCCGACTTATGGAAGGCTAGGTTAATACCTGCCTCTCGCGTATCCGGGTCTTGCAACAGGCCGTCAATCTTGTTGCGCAACTCCATCGGATGTTCTTGTAGCGCATCGAACACGGCGTCGAACGTGGCTTGTCCGCCGATGCCTGAGATGACAGTGTCTATAAGGTTCTGCGTTTGACCGTGTACAGCATTGATGTGTGTGTCGATGATGTTATTCGGAATGCCAATCTTAACGAGCGCAGCACGGTCTTCCTTGGTGATGTCCCCGTTCTCGGAAACAGACTGCGATAGCGTGTCCCAGTTCAGTCCTGCATTAGATACCGCATCCTGCGCTGCAGCTGTATCGGGCGCTTGGGTATCACCATCCTTGGTTGCGGCCGGTTCACCTCCTGTGGCGTCGGCTCCTTCGGTTTTGCCTTTGGCCTTGAACGCTTGTTCCTTGCCGTAGCTGGCGTAGTCGAACTCACCGTCGTTGAAGAACTTATCGAATGAAGCTTGGTCAACCCCAAGTGACTGCGGGGTTGCGGCGCCCGCCGATACGCGCGCTGATGCGGCATCTTCTTGCGTCGTTGCAATGTGAAGAGAGCCGTACCCTGCCGCCGTTGTTGCGGGGACTTGAATGTCACCCGGGTCTGTTACTGAATCTACCATCGTGCCTCCTCAGGCGTATTAAGTTATCCGGTCCACTCTCTAGGCGGGCCTATGTCAACGTGCAGGAACGTGGCGTACGTCCCGAATCCTGTGAAGCCTACAGTCTCTGCACACGCGCGCAGCTTATTGGAGTCGACTCCGTTGGTTGATATATCGAATGCTTCACCGCCCAAGTGCTTGCTAGCATCAGAGCCACCCACGTTCTTGTTGTGGACGTAGCAGCGGTACGCTGAGTTAATCTTCAACGGCTGCGCCATCATGTCTCTAAGTAATTGGAGCTTGTCCATTGCCTCTTTGACGATGACGGCGTTGCCGCAGTGCTTGCACGCAATCTCTCGGTAGGCGAAGTCTGGCCATGGGCCCGAGGCGATTTCCATCACCGATTCTCCATGGCTTCCTGCATCACCGCGTCACAGTCTCGCACCAGTGCCACCTGCTCTGGTGTAGCAGTGCGCGTCTTCATTGCCTTTATGGCTTCCCATCTAACGAACGATGCGTCGACATTATCTGGGGTCACTACAATGTCGCCCTTGGGCCATGGTAGTGAGGTATCTTTATCTGTCATCCCAAGTTCTCCTGCGGCTGCCGGCCAGCTGCGGCTGTTACGGCCGGTGCTGTGGCGGCAAGTTGTTGTGCCTGAGCAGCTTCGCGCTGCTTCTCTTCCTGAACCTCAGCATCCGTACGAACAGCTTCAGGTATACCCAAGCCAACCAAGGCTTTGTTGAGCACTACACCAAGCTTAACATACCTAATGCCTTCCTCGCCGAATTGTTGGACTATCTGCCCAGCTTGTTGCGCACGACCAACGTCTCGCTCGCGGCTTAAGGCTTCAAGTCCTGTCAAGATAGTGGGCTGTAGAGCATCCTTCCCAACATCAGGGAATTGCTTCTTGGCCTTCATGTCCTCCAACAGGAGAGTGGTACGGCGTTCTAGTTGGGTAAGCGAGAGTACTGAGAACGTACCGCCTAGGACGGACTCAAGTTCTTGTATGTCTCGCTCAATTTCAGTCGCCGTGACACGGTCCCCACTGCGTTGCTGCGTTGACAGCAGAAGGAAGGTCCTACTAATTCTAGACTCTAGCTTTGAGATTAGAACCTCAAGGCCTTGCTGTGCAGTTCGGGTGTCGAACTGTTTCATGTCCACACTCTCGGGGTCACCGATTAGTGACTCACCGTTGGTGATGCGGTTGATTCTGTTCTTTATTGAATTGGCGTTGGCGCCGGGGCGAATCATGATGAAGTTCTTAGCCGCCATGCCGCCAAGCTCAAGTGCTTGCTTAGACAATGAGTCCAGCGAACGAAGGTCAGCAATGACCTCTTCGACCTTGGACCGACCGTAGTCCTCGCCCGGTGATTCATTCCAACGCAGGAACGAATAACGCAATGCGTCTTTATCGAATGTTTCTAAACCAAGGTTTCCCGCAGCAGACCCGTCACCGAACTGCTGCGACACGTGGTACAGGCCATCAGACATTAGGCGTATGTAGGTGTACACATCGACTTCGTCGTCGTTTGCCGCGGGTGAAGCTGAGGTATGCGTTGCAGGGTCGTCGTTGCCTTCAAGCTCTCGGTCCCACATCTCGTGGATAACTGCCTCCACAACGTGCCCTTTCTTAGACCGGCGTACTACAAAGTGGTCTAGTCTGTGGATAGCGAAGGACTGGTCGTCAAGGAACTCTTCGACGACGTTGCCGGCTACTATTAGCTGCTGCAAGGCCTGAAGTGTAGACCCTCGCCAGTTTGCTTTCTCAACCGCTGCTTGAATCAGCTTCTCGCCCTTGGCCAAGTCCTTGTTCGTCTCTTCGTCGACCTCGGCATTCATCTGCATAAGCTGAAACGGAGGTATGTCGAGACGAAGGTGCGGGCGCCCTGCCGGAAGCATGGCCATAGTCACGCGAGACGACAGGTTTACAACGCCCTCGGAGCCTAGGCTTTGGTAAGGCTCAACAAGGTGTGACTGCCCGTCCTGCCCCTCAAGCGGAAGCAACGAAGGTATGGTCAGCATGGCGTTGTGCCTGGCCCTGTTCAGGAACTGCTGGCGGTCGGGCTGAAGTGCGTCATAGCGTTCTTTTGCCGTCGCCATACTTCATCCTCACCTTGGTACTGATACACCGCTTCGTGTTGCGCCTGCATCTTCGCCTCTACGACTTACAAGTCCACTGCGGCCCGTCCTTCCGGTCACTCGGCTGTTGTTTACTCCACTGCTTACTCCGCTGGCCGTTGTGGTCTGGGCGCGCTTGGCCTCACGGTCTGCAGCCGAACGCGCATCTAGGTCTGACTTTGCCTTTGCCGCGGTTGCAGCAGCAGATGCCTTGGCGTCAGCAGATGCCTGTGCTACCTGTGCTGCCTGTGCTTGCTGCGCTGCCTGTGCTTGCTGCGCTGCATTATTTTTGCTTTTTGCCCCTGTAATTGCGCTGAATACCTTCTTAACGGCGCCCATTAGACTACGTTACCTGCTATTGATACACCACCTCGTATTCCTTCGTCGTCCCTGCGCGATGTCACAAGTGAACTTCGTCCTCTGCGAGCGAGTACTTGCTTGCGATTTGTACTCGCTACGACTCGGCGCTCTTCTTCATTCGGGTCAACCGGGGCGGTCTGCAAGGGCTTCTCTTCAGGCTCTTCTTTTGCAACGGCAGCTACGACAGGGGCTTGTTTCTTCCCGCCGCCAAATATTTTACTTAGGAATCCCATTGGACTGTCCTCAGGTCAATTGTGGTTACATAGGTGCTGTGACTGGTAAAGCCAAGCTTTACAAGAAGACGCCTGTAGACTGGGTTGCCATGTAGCGCAACAACGTGGTGTGCCCCGCTGTCTAGCATCATCTTCTTGAATTCAGCAAGGACTTGTTTGTTAACAAGCCGTCCAAATTGTGCCGGCTCTGCGCATGCGTGCATCTCAACAGCCCTATCAGACATCCTCGATAACCACATGAAACCTATAGGTATTCCATCACGGCTCACTTCCGTCATCATGGTCATCTGTAGCAAGACGACCGGCCATGTGTGTGGATGCCACGCCCGTATGAGGTTTGCCGTCCGGACCATACACGGTGAGGAACGGGTCATCTTGTTCAGGTTCAACCGGGTTGCTTTTAGCATTGGCTTCAGCCTCGTCAGCTGCGCGCATTTCTACCAACATATCGACGCAGGCGCGGAAGCCAGCTGCATACGCAGTCTGTCTAACAACGGCTTCGCTGAACGTAGAAAACTCAAGTCCTGTGCGCGGAAGGTGTGGCTGGTCTGTGGTGCGGTCAAGTAAGTCAATCAAGTCGTAAGAAAGTCTTGGAATTTCAGCCATTTAAAGGTATCCTCTTCTCTCTAGCTGAACTTTGGTTACACCTCTTTTGGTAATAAGGTTACTAATCAAAGTGTTACACTATAACAATAGCTTGTGAAAAAACAGGGCCGCACGGGCCCTGCATAAGTTACTTATTTGGTGAATTCACAGGCGTACTCTTAGGTCTAACATCAAACAACGGGCAATCGCGCGAGGTGCACATCTGGACTTGTTGGCGCCAGTTACCTGGCGCGACGCTGTCGTAGATGCACTCCTTACACTTGTCGTTTATACGCGAGCGCAGCGACACTCTACTCACAGCTTCTCTCCATGGTTACAGGGTCTATATAGCAAGCAGTTCCTTCCTCAGCCGGCTCATCATCCGCCTCCGCGGCTGCTGTGTTGAGGATACCAAAGCGCTTGCCGCCCGCGTTGAACGTGGTACAGCCCTTGGCTCTACCTTCCCATGCCATCATGTACAGGTCTTTGAAGTCGGCCCACGGCATGTCAGGGCTGACGTTGCAGGTCTTTGAGCAAGCACTGTCGATGTACTTCTGCGCCATAAGGAGAACATTCAAGTGTTCCTTTGCGGTGCATTCGTTTGCCGTCTTGCCCTTGTGGCCGAACACGCGACTGCCGTAGTCTTCGACATGGACAATCTTAGGTCCAGACTCGGTCTGTATCGTGCGGTCGTACGCATGCGAGAACACAGGCTCGATACCGCTGGACACATTGTCGGCTGACAGTGAGATGGTGCCGGTCGGAGCGATGGAAGTCAGGTGGCTGTTCCGGATACCGTGCTCGTATATGCCCTCCTGAATATGCTCAGGCAAGGCCATGACGAACTTGGAGCGCATGTATTCATCTCGGTCAAACAAAGGGAACGCTCCCTTTTCCTTGGCCAGCTGAATAGACGCACGGTAGCAAGCATTGGTGATTAAGCTCATCACCTCACCTTGCTTCTGCAGGAATCCACTCGAGCCGTAGGGTAAACCCATGGCTTCAAACATGTTCGCCATCCCGGTGATACCAATGCCCATCCTGCGTTTACTTAAGGCCTCGACCTCCTGTTCCACAAGCGGGTAACGCGCACGGTCAATCACATTGTCCATGGCCCGCACCACGTGCGGTATGTCATGAAGCAGCTGGGTTACGTCCATGCCGTAGCTCTCAGCCTGCGCTGCGGGAGCGTGCGGGTTGTACGTGTACGTTGCATACTTCGTCAGGTTGAACGAGCCAAGTAAGCACGCACCGTTGGGCGGCAGTGGTTGCTCACCACACGGGTTGGTGGCCGCGATGGTCTCGCAGTAGTGTAGGTTGTTCATCTCATTGATGCGGTCTATGAACAGAACGCCAGGCTCAGCCCACTCCCACGTGCCACGCATGATGGTTTCCCACAGGGTAGGCGCATGCACAGTGCCTGCGTTCTGCCCTTCGAAGCGAAGCTGGAAGTCCTTGTTCTCTTTCACGCATCGCATGAACTCGTCAGTGATTGCCACACTGATGTTGAAGGCGGTCAGGTCGGTGGTGTTCTGCTTGGCGCGGATGAAGCGCTCGATGTCCGGGTGGTCGACACGTAACACACCCATCTGCGCGCCGCGGCGGTGGCCGGCACTGGCTATGGTCTTACACCCTGCATCAAAGATGCCCATGAAGGACACCGGTCCGCTGGCTTGCGAGTCAAGTGAACGGATACGGTCACCTGCCGGCCGCAGGTTACTGAAGTCATAGCCCTCTCCTCCGCCTTCGCGCATCGTCATCACAGCAGAGCCGAATGCACTAAGGATACTCGGCATCGAGTCTTCAATGGTTGGCGACACAAAGCAGTTGTACGGCGTAGTCTGACGCGCCGACCCCATGGCCGACTGAATGCGCCCGCCCGGCAGGAACCGCTGCTCACCAAAGATACTCTGCAGTAATCTAAAGTGAGCCGGGTTGTCCTGCAGTGCGCTGGCCAGTCGATTACGAAACTCAAGGAAACTCTCGCCTGCACCTCGGTACTTCCACGCGTGAATCCATCGCGCAATCTCAGTTGTTGGTCCCATCGTGAGTTCTCCGGTAGTGAATGGCCATAGCCAGATAGTGCATGGCACCCAGCATTTCCTTGCAGGCAGCACCTGTATCCATGGCACGTGATTCGGTGGTCTTCTTCAGGGCCTGACCTGTGAGAAAGCCAATGCCGGCGGCGTTGGTAATATCGACCCAAGGCTGGGCATGCCAAGGTTTGTTGTTGGCATGCCGCTCCTGTCCCTTGCCGTACGCAGCTTGGGCGTAGACCTCATCTAGAATGTCGCCAAGCCTTGCGAAGTCCTGCTTAAGAACGGGGGGCGGCATAGGTATCTCCACGTGTGCCGCCTTATTAAGCACGCAGCGAGAATCACACAGCTTGCCCTTGTGGTTGGGGCACTCAGGGCACACATGCTTAGTCGGCAGGGGTAGATAGCCCGGTCCAATGATGTCGTTACACCATTTCTCCTGCTCGTCGCTTAAGGGGCCCATAGTTTCACCTCCTGTTTGTCGTGGTCGTAATCGCCTGCCCGCAGGATGCGAGCCAGCCGTGCGTTGATTAGAGCTTCCTGTCTCGGGCCCCCACCATGAACGAACTTTTTGCCCCATGACTTGTGTGTGTGCTTGGCGGTATACTCCGCGACTACTGCGCCCCACATCTGGTTAGTCGTGTGACATACTTCAAGTACCTCCTTGGCACGCTTAGGTCCGACCCCGGGGCAGCCGCCATATCCATCAGTAGTGTCCCCCATCAGTGTCTGCATCATCCAGAACCTGTCTGCCTCCTCTGTAGTGTTGTACTCTACCTTACCGAAGTCACCCTTCTTGATGCGGGCCCAGTGCGGAACGTGGTATATGTAACCGGGGATGGTTCTTATGTCCTTGTCCCCTGATACGACCACGGTATCACTGTCCAACCAGTTCTGCGTCAGTCCAAGGGCGTCGTCTCCCTCTGTTCCTTCATAGCTCACGCTGGTGTGTGAGGCCCGCACCTCTGCCTCTACATCCTCATAGATGGCAGGCTTTATGGTGCGCGTGGCCTTATAGAAACGACTCAGCTTCTTGCGGAAGTTGTATCCTTGGGTAAACGCAAGCACCACATCGTCAGCTTTTACGAACAGTCGCCACGCATCTATGCGCTCCAGTGCCTTGGATACGGCACGTGAGACACCACTGTTTGTCATAGGCGTGGCGCCTTCGTCGTCTGTCATTTGAACAGCGTGTTGCTCTCCCTCCTCACCCATGCAGGTCATGTAACAGACCAGGTCAGCATCTATGAGTGCCGTTCGCGTCACGCGGACTTACCCGTGAACGGGACTTTAATAGGGATGCACCCAAGCTCGCTTGCGATGACCGCTGTTTCTTCATGCGCTTCCTTCCACGCGTCAACGGCTGGTACGCCTTTATTTACTTTGTCAGCCTCGCAGTTGTCCCTGCTTAAGTACACAGCTGGTGCGTTGTGAAGCAGGGTGGGTGGTGTGCCGGCCGCGGGATTAACCGTAGCCATTACGATTACCAATATGTACATTGTGATTGTGTTCATTATGCCTCCTCAGGCAGGGTGTCGTGTCCCACTAGTGTGTCTCCGACCAGTTCATTCCAACTTTGTACCCTCCGGTCATCTTGACGCGGAACCCAAGCATCTCTGCAGCTAGTTCTACAGCAGCAGCGGCTGTCTTACCAACAATCTCGGAAACCTCAGGTCGACATTCGAACTGAAGTTCGTCGTGTACCCACAATATCAGACCATAGTCAACGTCCTCTACCAAGCCAGCCTCGGACAGCATATCGTCGACAATAGCAATGGTCTGTTTCATGTGAATGATACCTGCAGATTGCAGCAGAAGGTTTAGTGCTGAGTGCGGCGAGCGCACCCACAGAGTGCGTCCGTCTAGTCCACGCAGCTTGCCGTGTACTGTGGCTTTGGTCTTAACGTCGTCCCCAAGTTTCTTGAACCCCTGTACGCCCGCCATGATAGCGTCTCGTATGGTCTTGCCTATTGCCTTTAGCGTCCGCTTGTTCTTCAGTATTCCCTGAAGGTTCTTACCCGCCATCTGCGCATCTTTTACAGCCAGGGCCCCCAACTTGTTGTCACCCCCTCCGTATATGAGGGCATACTCAACAGGCTTGGTGGTCTTGCGGTCATGAAAGCTGATTAGGTTTTGCACAGTGGAGTGTATGTCGCCTTCGACAACCTCGCGGCCATAGGCTCCCCTATCATACGGGGAAAGGTAATGTCCAAGGCATCTAAGCTCCTGTCCATCTGCGTCAACTCCGACCATACACCAGCCGTCCTTTGGTCCGAACAGTCGACGAGCACGAGGGTCAGTGGGCACTTGCTGAAGATTAGGCGCCATGCAGCTAGGTCGTCCAGTGATAGCTGTTAGTGGTATAAAATTAGCGTGTAGTTTTCCTTCATTGACATGGTGTAGCCACCCGCCCCCAGAGCCGTTGTTCTTCTTCTCGCCATTTAGGTATCCAAGCAGCTTTACCACCTTGAAGTACGCAGCCATCTGCACAGTCTCAGGGTAAGGTAAGTCTGCTAAAACCTCATCAGTAATAGCGGGGTTGCCTGTCTTTGTGAACACAACAGGTTCCCAATTGAACGTGCGCTTCAGGTACAGCACCATGTCTTGTCGTGAGCCTAAGCTCAGCTGCCGATACAAGACTTCTTGAAAGGCACCACCTTCATCCATAAGGCCGTGTGCCCAGTGCGATTTGTTGGGCAGTTTCTTAAGCCGCCGCGGCTTTCCTTTGGCGAAGTAGTAGTAGGGCAGTCCTGTCTGAACTGCTGACTCAAGACCTTCTTTCTCAGCCATAAGTTCGTCGAGCAGCGAAAGACCTTGTGTCTCATCGAAGTTCACACCGCGACGGCACATCTTTGCAATCACGACGGCAGTACGGTGCTCAATGTCTACCGCCTGCTTACGCTCTTTAAGCATAGGCACCAGCTTTGTGAACACCTTGACTGTGAGGCGAACATCCTCCTCGCAGCGATGAATCATCTCAGGTGAGAACCTGTCCCATTCATCATGCTCGACCTTAGGATGAGACAGAAGCTCACCCCAGTTGGCCAGCGAGTGGCCCCCAGGTCGAACCGGGTTAGCCAGACGCGATAGAACAAGAGTATCAACCACCTGTTCTACGTCTAGCTTAATCTTAAGCACACGCTCTAGTGTTGGGTAGTCGTAGCCGATGCCGTGGTGAAACACGGTCTTGCCTTCGAAATTCTTGATACGTTCGACGCCCTTCATCAGGTCGTCACCGTAATACGACTCCATCGGTCCTGTGTTCAGGAACACACCAGCGATGTAGCTGCACTCGGTCAGGCTGATAATCCATATTGTGTCTGCATCGTCTAAGCCATTGGCTTCAATATCGCATACGAGGTACTTCATTGCTCACCTCTTCTTGTTTACCCGTGCCCACCATCTGTTGATAGCGGCGTTGAACTCCTCGCCCGGGCGTGTTTCACACTGGGCCCCACTGCCGTCGAACTTGAAGAACTCACGTATACGCCCGGAGTCCCGGTCGCCTGTGACAACCACCACAGTGACCTTGTCCGGGTTTAGCTTAGCCAAGTTGCTTAGCATGATTCGCTGTCCAAGCGGTAAATTCTCTCCCTGACGCTTACCTTCCAAGAACAGGAAGTGCCCGCGCCTCTCTATGACACCGTCGATGTCTGAGGCGCCGCACTTACCCGGCAGCAGGTCGGCCACCGGTTTCCAGTTCCACAGGATGCCCTGTAGATTCTTGTTGCGCAGTGCGCTTGCCGCCCCCATCAGTGGAAGCTTCTAGGCGCTAGTGAAGTTACAGCACTGGCCATAGACTCGGTCATGGAGATGCCACCTACCAAGGTTAGACTGCGGTCACGTGGAGCAGACCGGCGGTGCTGATTGTAGCGCTTGGCTACAGCTGTTGGGCGCATGTCTTCCAGTCTGGGGGAAAGCCACAAGTATACGTATTGATTGTATGGGTTACCTCCAGCGTCAGTACGAGGAAGGGAGCCGATGTCGTGCCCCACCTTGCGCAAGTCACCGATGACGGCATTGATGTTGCCGATGTTGTAGTGCTGTGCCGTAAGTCGTGTTATTGAGCCTTCCTTCAACAGGATGCCGAGTACGAAATTAGATTGCTTACTCATGTTGTCTCCTCAGACAATTGGTAGTCTTCTGCTCTAGCTTAACTTTGCCTTCACTACAATAGAGCAGTGTACGGGTTGTTGACCATCAGTCAAGGCCCTCAGTATCGTCCACGTACACGCCCACAAAAACGCCTATGCACTCACGCCCGACGACGCCCATAGTGGCCCACATCTTGTCTGCCATGAAGTCGGCTATGACTATAAAGGGCAGGACCATTAACGATAGTGCTGCCAATATACGCGCAAGCCATATGTGCCGGCGCCAGAACGGCTTAAGCGAGCTTAGGTAAACCCTAGGTCTGTTCATTTCTACTCCTCATGATTAAGTTGGCTGCTGGCTCATTAGAATTCGTCTCCCATGTCGGGCCTTGGCGACTCAACATCAGCAGCTAGAATCATGCGTCCTGTGTCGTGGTGATACACAAGCCTGTCTGCCGGACCAGTGATGCCTGCGTACCTGTTCTTCAGGATACGCAACTGTGTGGTGTTGCGCTCAAGTTCATCCTCTGCTTGCTGGTTGCGCTCGGCCGCAATGACCGTGTCGCTAAGCTGTGCGATGGCTTGGGTTCCACGCAAGTTGCTTAAGGAAACCTGGCCCCCTTCCTCGTGGGATTTTCCTTGTGTTCTACTTAAGTGGCTGATGACGTGCAAGATGACTCCGGTCTCCTCGGTCAGAGACTTTAGCATGGTCATGGTGCGGTCTAATAGGCGTCTCTCGTCAACGTCCAAATCAGAGCCGCTGACAACCATAGACACGTGGTCGAGTACAACAACTGGACAATCTCTTGCTTTGACAAGATACCGAATCCGGTTAAGTAGCGTATCAGAATCGAGGCTACCAAAATGGTTGTAAGCAAAGCAGCGACCACTGCCAATAGTGGCACCCCAATGTTCATCGAACTCTTCCTTTGTGTACGTTGCGTCAGGTAGGTGGATGGGCTTGTTCATGTCGATGCCGATGATTCGGCGGCTCGAGCGCACCACGCCTTCCTCAAGATGAATGATGCCTACCTTCATCCGCTCGTTCACAAGCATCCAATGCTCAAGCTCGCTGATGATGGCTGTCTTGCCTGCGCCGGTTCCCGCAGTCCACGTAATGAGTTGCGACGAGTGCATTCCGTAGAGCATGCTGTTGAGCTTTGGCCAAGGGTACGGGTGCCCCGTCACCAGCGGAGCTTCAATCTCCTCGCGCATTTCACTCAGGTCCACGATGCCATCAGGCCTCCACTCCTTGGCTTCCCATACGGCCTGTCTTAGTTCTTTCTGTTTGCCGTCCTGCAGCATGTCGTTGGCATCTTTGTAGTCACCCAAGTTTACCACGTGTGCCTTGCCCGGAGAGAACAGATTAAGGGCTGCGTCGAGTGCTTTCTGACCGACTTCGTCGTTGTCGAAACACAGGTTCACCTTGTCGTACGACTCAAGAAAGTCTAGGTTGTCCTGCAGTGCTTGCAGGTTACCGCCCCCATTCGGTAGGGAAACGGCAGGCCAAGTGTTACCCATAGCTTGGGACACGGACATGGCGTCAATCTCACCCTCGGTGATGGTAATCATCTTGCCGCCGGTTCGACATAGGTGCATGCCGAATAGGCCCATGCGCTTTGCGTCACCAGTGATGGTGAATTTCTTATCGGCAGTACGAAGTTTTTGAGCGACCAGCTGTCCTGTCTTGGGGTCGTAGTAGGGCGCGACCTGTACACTGCCCACGTGGTGCTGCTGACCCACACCGTACCCGTACCGCTTGCACGTGTCGAAACTCAGGCTACGCTTTGACAAGCTTATGATGTGCACGTCGTTAATCAGGGCCACGCCCTTGACCTGCGCTGACTTTGCACCGTCCGGGGCGGCGATGTCTCCACATGAGAAACAAATGCTCACCCCGGACTGGTACGTGGAGCGGGCATCTTTGCTGCCACACGCTACACACGGCTGATGGGTTTCTTTGAATTGGCTCATTGCTTGCCTCCTCAGGCTTTGACTTAGGCTTTG